GCCCGATAGGAATTCTACCTATATGAAAGCCGGGGTTGTACGAGTTTTTAGAAGTGGTCGATCATTCCCGGCACAGAGTATACAGGCATGGGTCGGGCGGTTGTGAGAGACATGTAAGTGTCTAGGATAAGGTGAGGTTCAGAGGTGACCGCGATAACGCGGTCGACGGGGGGGTTTTCTTCGATAAACGAAGAGTTGAGAGCGGGTAGAGACCCGAAGTCTTGAGAGAGATGCCAGGTGTCCAAGGACTGGGCATAGTTTGAGCGGAATTGACCAGTGATGAGAGAAGGTTTGTAACGGTATTCCGCGAAGCGTTCTTGATAGCCGAAGACATCTTCGTCGTCTTCGTTGCCTTGAGCATAGATTTCTTTGTTGAGAACGGCTTGTTCGCCAATGTGCGAAAGAGCGGGCCAATAGAAGTCCCAGCGCGTAGAGCGTGAGAACATTCGATTAAGGCCCTGTTGATAAGTGAGATCGGCGCGGATCGAGACGACGCCGATGATTACGCAGTGTTCTACGAAGGATTTCTTAAAGCCATGTCCGGACATGCCGACAGTGCCGAAAGCTGCGAGGTTAGCCTGTGGTGAGTCCACAGTAGTTTCTGAAGTTTGGGCGACGGGGTTGACGTTGATAGGTGATGAGCCGCCGCCGAGATATTCCGGACGCTGCAAGCGAGCGTCGGGAGATGTGACACCAAAGTGAGATTTGAGGATTTCGATGTACCGAGTACCGCCTCTGGCGTCCCGTTCATAGAGTTTCTGGACCTGAAAGGCTTGGCGAAGTTGGTTGATAGTTGCGGCAGTTGCTTCCGATAGATCAGCAACAATGGAAGATTGCAGAGCACTATCGATATCGAAGCGAAGCCCCTGGGCACCGCTATTCGATGAGAGATCAACGTTGCTAGCAGTAGCGTTCATTGAAGCATCACCTGAGCCCATAGTTCCAAGGCGAGTGATGCCAGAAATAGGGGCCGAAGTACCTAACGGCAGGTCCACAGAGGGGCCTTTTTGGGGCCAGGGTAGAGCAGAAGTAAAGTAGTCGTGACGTTTACCACGGCGAAGAACGACGTAGTTAGCAGGATCATCGGGACCGTCTCCGGTAGGAACTACGACGGGGTCTTGCAGGTTTTGGTCGCGGAACCATTCGTTCCAGATGAGGTTATAAGCCCTGTGCCAAAGAGCACTATGTTCAAGTTCTGGGACTTCTGTGGGGATCCCGAAATAATCGGACAAAGAGTCCGCTGCGTATCCAGTAGTTTCGGGCGAGGTAAGGGTCGGAACGAGGTAATCGGTGGTGTCTTCTGGGGCGTCTTGAGCGCCGTTGAACTTTTCCCAGTTGTCCCAGAGCAAGCGGTTAGGAACAGCAAAGAAGTGAGTATCGAGATACATGTTGTCCATGAACGGATGAAGCGGCGTGGCGAGCCGTCCGAAAGCAGCCATTTTTGCATTGAAAGTATCACCAGGAAGGGCCTCATCGACGTAAACAGGAATAAGCAGACCAGCGTCTAGCGTAGTTTTGTGGCCGTGCGATCTGTTGAAAGAGGATCGGGGAATATCAGCAGATGGAACCTTGCTGAAGTTGTGAGACATTACACTTTTCATTGGACGTTTTCCTGTTCGTTAGCAGTTGCGAGATTGCGAGGGTCGAGGTCAGCCGAAACGGATTGACCGTGAAGGACCGCAGTAGAATTAAGCACTTCGAAGACGCCAGAATCGTCATCGAAAGTGCCTATGCAGATCAAATTGAAATCTGATCTGAATTGAAAACTATCGCCCAGAGATTGGATAAACATGCGTTTGGCGTGAGCGTCGTTTTTGGCGAAAAAAGGTGGAAGGTAATATTGCGCTGCAGCGTCATAGATTGAGTAACATTTCATTAGATTTTGTCCCTTTCGTTGGACCTTTGTCGGGCAATTTTGTCCCGCGCTTTGTAGTGGTTGAAGGATGAGTAGTAGTGCTCGTCAGGGTCCTGATTTTCTGGCCTCATTTTAGCCTGTTCAGAGTTTCTTTTTATGCGGGTTTTGATCCAGAGATCGGGATCAGATTTCTTTAGCATTTCGTCGTAGGCTTTAGGTGGTTTCATGGCGCGTCCGCGCATAATCACTTGGTCTTTTTTGTAAGTGTCCTGGCCGTATTCTTGCATCCAAGTTGTACCGATAGCGGGACGTCGAGACATGGTATTGAAGGGTGGTTTAAGGTGATAGATTTCTCCAGTTTCTCGATTAACCCGCAGATAATGGTCATCTGCCATAGGACCAGTGATTTTTTTGGTAACATAGCCCGCAACGTAGGATGCTGTTTCAAAAGTAAGGTTTCCGAAAGAGCAGAGACCAAGTCCCCAAGTTTTTTCCAGTTCTTCTGATTCGAACAAGGTGTGACTTCCTTCGGATAGGATTGTTTCGTCCTGGGGACGGTACCCAAACACCAGGGCGTGGTAGTGGGGTCGCTCGGTGGATGGTCCGTATTCTCCACAAGCGAAGTATCGAAAAGAATGACCCTTTTTACGGAGTCTTTTCCAGAATTTTTGGAGATCGGAAAGTACCAGTTGACCGTTGTCGGGCAGATTTTCTTCGTCGTAGGTGAGAGTAATAAAACAGTTTTCTTCATGCATTTGTCCTTCGTGCATGCAGCGTATTGCCCATTGGCGTGACCGTTCGAGGCGGCAACCCATACACTGCCCACAGGGGACAGATAGTGGGAGGTCGCCATGCCCTTCCGCCATTCGGGTGGTAAACCCTCCGGTCGGAAATTCTGGACATGGTTTCCGGCGGTAGCCTTGAAGCGGTTTGTGGCATGGCATTTAGAGCCTTATGCCCCCTCGCATGACAGGGGATGAGCCAAGGAAGTTCTTACCTTTTACGCCGTTGCCTGAGCGGAAGTTTTTGCGGGATTTTGAGCGGGACAGTTTTCTACGTTTTTTCAATGTCTTAGTCCTTTTTGGTTTTTTTGGTGTCAGTCGTGTCTATTACATCAAGTAGATATATAGACACGACGTTGTCCAGAATTTTTATTCTGGTGTTTCAGCGGGAGGCTGAGGAGCGGCCCTCTCAGAGAGTTTTTTTGCTTTGGGAGGGGTTGGGTCCTCGATTACGTCAGAGGGGTTCTGACGGGGCTGTGCGAGGCCCAGAGAGACCATCTCGTCGAGATTGTCGGGGTCTTCTACGAAGGATAGGAACTGTCCTGGGTCGTTGTCGAATTTTTTGCGGACAGTTGAGGGCAGAGTCATGAACATTTCGTTAGCCTCAATTACGGCGTTCATGTGCTCTTGGTAGTCGCCAGTGATTTCAGTGAAATCGGCGTATTGCCCTTGATAGGTTTTGGCGTGTTCGATTACGCCAGTTTTTTGCCATTTTGCCATGATGCGATTTATGTCGCATTCATTTTTATGGGCTTGGTGAGTTCTGGATTCCCCAGAAGTGTTAAACGATAGGCGAGAGCGATCGTAGGATTTGCGGATATGCATTAGCGTGGCCTTTTTGTTGCTAGGGTTTCAACGATGCGAGAAGCATCTTTTGCATTTACGCCAAGGATTTTTTCAGCGTAGCGAGCGGCGCGATAAGCGCCGGTATTGTAGATCGCGAGATCAATTTTACTGAGAGCGGTGCTCAGGTCAGAGTTGTTCATTTTGACTTGGTTGTCGGCGAGGATACCGGTGATTGTATCCCAGGTCTTTTGTTCTTCCGCAGCAGTTTGGGACGCTTTGGCAGCGTTAAGAGCGGAAGTAGAATATTGCGCGGCCTGGACCGCGCGTTCGGTGGAGAGTTTTTCGAGGTTGAGCGCAGCGCCAGAGTTCATCTGGGCGATTTGCGCCTCATTGAGAAGTTTTTGCTGCTTGAGTTGAACGGCGGTGCCGATTCCTCTGGCAGCTTCAGGAGCGCCGCTCCATTCGTTTTGGCTAGTTGCCATAGCGCCAGAGGGAGAGGAGGCACCGCCTTGCTTGTAAGCGAGGATAGGATTGAGGCCAGCCTTTTTCATGTCTGCCATCCCGCGTTGGTAGGAGGTCGAAGACATTTGCTCTTGAAAAGCCATTTGCTCGCGAGCATTGGCGATATTTGCGCGATTGGCAGAGGCTTGGCCTCGATTGGAGAGAAGTCCGCCGAGGATAGAAGATCCGCCGGAGATGAGGGAGCCAGAGTTTTTGGCGAGGAAGCCCCCGCCAGCAGCGGCGCCAGTAGCGCCAGCAGCAGCACTGCCTCCCATTGCAGCGCCGATGGCCGGAAGGCCGAAAGCGGCAGCTGCGACAGGTAGAGCGAATTTCGCTACCTTTTTGAGTCCTTTGAAGAGTCCCATATGTTGGTCCTTTTTAAGAGCGGGACTTGCCAGCTAAGCTGGTCTGCGTCCCTTGAGTTATTGGCCCCGCAGACGCGGGGCCTTGCTCGGGCCTGTTGGCCCTGCGCGTACT